AGGAGCATAGGCGTACTGACTGCCGGATACGGTCTGCCACCGGGGGAGTGTGAAGCCGCGGGCCGTCGCACCTTGCTCGTGCATGACGTGATTATTTTTCTCGTCCAGATAGACGATCATCCAAGGGTAGCCCTCGCCTTCGCCGTTCTGGCCCTTGTAGATGTCCGTCGAGACCACCAGCCTCATGCACTCGACTTTCTCGAGATCCTTGATGCCGGTTAGCTTTTCGATGTTCTCGTGCAGGTTCCAGCCCATTTTCTTGAGCTGCTTGACCATCGGCTTCCACCTCACGTAGATCTCGCCAACGGCGCCAGTCTCGTCCTCGGCCCATGCGACGTCGCGCAGATGCCAGGAGCGGAACAACAGGTGAGGATTCGGCGTGTTCCAGTTGATCTCGTGCGAGATGCAGCACTGGCCGAAGGCGGCGAAATCCGCATCGCCTTCCGTGGTGGCGCGAATGAAATGCGCGTGCCGGTCGTACATCAGCTGGCGCTGGCGCTTGGTGGCCCAGTGCAGCCACTCCTTGCCGGCCTGCGTGAGATCGTCCGGGTCATCGACCGAGACGGCAAACCACTCTTTAGCCCGTGGGCGCAGCATCGCTGCCAGAGAGGTTGAGAGCTCGCGATGCACAATGATCGGGTAGCTCGAGTAGAGGTGTTCTGCGAATTCCTGCCCGACATAGCGGGTCAGTGTGAAATCCGCGCGCTGCGGATAGAAGTTCTCAGCGATGGTCTGCCACAGCGTCAGGATCGATTTGCGATCGCTATAGAGCTGCGCACCGCGGAGTATCAGTTCCTTGGGCTTCATCCGAGGGTCTCTCGATCTGTCATCACGGTTGAGGCTCGGGAGCCACGACGCTTGGCGGCCTTGCGGCGCTCGACGCGACGAATATCCTCCTCGTCGGGCATCATGGCGTTCTGGAACATTTTGTTTTTGGCTTTAGTGACCTGCGCTTTCTTCTTGTCGCGCCGCTCCTGATTTGTCATGTAGCCGCGGCCGAGAGACGCATTGCCAATTCGCTTTACGGTGTTGTTCAGCCCACTCATCGGTTCCTTCTCCTTGGACCCATGTTGACTGCCGGACGGCGGCCTGCTTTGCCAAGCATCGTACCCGCAAGCTGATCTTTTCGCCACTCATGCAGATGCGTCACAGCCCGGGCGCCAGCCGACCACGATTGAACAACAGCGTCTCCGCGGTCTGGAGATCTGCCGAGGATCGCGACCACGTCTTTTTTCGGCGTCACCTTGATGCCGTTTGCGGTCAACTCCCATGCCAGCGCCGTGAGATCTGAGACGATCATCGGATCGTCCGGCAGTGCGATCGGAGAGCCACCGTCCTGCTCTGGATCGAGCGCCTCCATGAATCGCCAGTAGACCTCGGCACGCTTGTTGAAGAACTTGAGCTGCTTGGTTTTGGTGCGGCCGACAGACGGATCCAGACCAACGTGGCGCATACACTCGACGCCGTTCTCCTCCAGATGCGCAAAGGCCTCGGCGCCAGTGCGCTCACCGCAGTCGATCACCGGCACAGCACCGTGCTTTCTGTGCTTCAGGACGAGTGCAGCGAGATCACGCCCATGGGGTGTTTCAGAACCGGGCGCAGCAATAACTGCCGGATAGAATCCATCGTATCTGGGAGCCAGTACGGCCTCGTCTCTCTTGGACGCGCCATCGACACCAATGGCGCACATCGGGACATTGAGCGGTGGACGTCCTCCATAGTCAGACATCCAGCGGTTTTGGGCTGCCCGGATCCAGTCAGTAGGGATGAGCTGATCCGGCTCGTCCTGTCGTGCAGCCATAAAGTTGCCATCTCGGATTGCAGAGCGCAGAGGCTCTTGGAGAGCATCGAGCTTGGCGGCGTATTTGCCATCCGAGGCAAGGAATGGGTTGTCGTCCAGTCGGCCAGGGATAAAGGTTCTGGACTCTGGGGTGAGGTACTTCGGCGTGCCGTCATCGTTGTGTCTCCCGCTTGGGATCTTGATGTCCGGGCCATCGACCCAGTGATCGAATGAATTGCCGGCATCGTCCTGCATGGTGACGACCCATCTGAGCTCACCAGGCTTGGCCGGATTGTCGTAGCGATTGTCGAGCCACGGCGCAAACATCGGAATGATCCAGTCGCCGGCCGATGTCGTGGGAGGGTTGCTCGCCAGAATGACACGACACCGCTGACCTTCCTCCGCGGATCTGACCCATCCCATCAGAAAGCGGATCTGCTTCTCACGATTCTGTACCACCTCGTCCACCGCCAGCAGATCATGCGCCTGACCCTGCCAGTGCTCCTCATCGCCCGGTTTGGCGATACCGCCGAAATCAATGAGCCGGCCCTCGACCGTTTTCAGGCGTGGCGGGATCGATCCGTTGTAACCCTTCTCGGTGCCATTGATCTCCTTGGCCCGATCGGTGAGCGCGGTCAGATCGACGTAGTGCTTGCGAATAATCAGCGTGCGCTTGTGCTCGGTGTGCGCCAGACCCAGTATCAGGTCGGTTTTTCCCGAGCCACCAGAACCACCGTAGAGCAACACGTCAGCCTTGCATTCAACCGCCAAGAGCTGCGGGCCCGGAGTGGGAAACCAGAGCCGGCCCTGAGAGCGATCCTCAACCAGCTTGTCCATCTCGGCTTTTTTCTCAGGCGAGAGACCATCGTATTTCTCGATGAGCTCATTGATTAGCGCGGATTCCTGACTCATGCCGGTTGTTTCCAGATGCCGAAACGCCACCAGCCCGGGACACCCTCGATCGGCTGCCCGTTCAAACTGGCGACGACCTCGGTGATGATATGCGCCGGCACCATCAGCATTTTCAGCGCGCCCTGCATCTCCGGGTTCGGGAACGGCGTAATGAACCGCGGGTTCTTGACCTCGACGATGCTGTTGTCGGTGCGCTCGTAATCCGTGCCGATCAGGCCAAAACCGACCGGCTCTGGCGCAGCGCGGATCTCGTCCATGAACTCGGTCATGGTTTTCACTTTTTCGGCTCCTTGCGCATTATCAGATTCTTGGCCTCGGCAAAGCTGATGATATTCCCATACATCGGCGCCGACAATCGCTTCGCCATGCCCTTCAGGTAGAGCCGACGCGCATTGCGCGGCTGACCGCACTGGCCATAGACGTGATACTCGATCTGGTGCGCCGGCACCTCTTGGCGCAACCGCCACACCGGATCCATCAGAAAACGGTGCCACCACGATTTCACCCCGCCCGGATACTTGGCCTGCTGCATGAAATGCACCTTCTCGTGCTCCACCAGCCACGGCGGCAACTTTTCACCCCCAGGGTTATAAATCACCTCGTCATAGGCAAAGATGTTGCGATCCGTCACAGGCAAAACCTCGCGGATCTCCTCGATGTTCGGCGGCCAGTCATTGATGACCCGCACACCATGCTGCGTCGTCACCAACGTCGACTCAGCCACCGCACTCACTGCTTATCCCGCTCAACACACAGCGCAATAAATTCGACATCGCTGCGCTCGAAGCGCACGCTGCCTGCCGATCTCTCGCAGGCATCCAACTGCCGATACGTGCCAACCTCATAAGCCGGCGCCAATACCGGACCCTCCGGGCCACCCACCACCAACCACACGACTAAAATCCACTCAATCATTCTCTACTCCTCGATTTTTTTTCGTGCCCTCGGTCTCGCTCCAGCGAGGCGGGCTACTCGGTGCAAGCGGTCGGGCTCCGTGAGCTGGCACGTTGACGGATCGATCTCCCTGCCTGTGTGGCGATACCAACGCATCTGCCAGGATTCACCGGGGATACGATCGCGAATCGTCATTACATCACTTTCCCGGCGAAATTTTTTGAAATTCTGTACGGAGTTGCCCAAAGCCCCACCGCGTCGTCGCGCTCAGCGGCCCCCCGGTCGCATATAAGGCACCCCCACCCCTCGCCGTTTGTTTGAACGGAAAGTTTCCGTTCGTGTCCTTCTATGGCTGGCAATTCAATCACTTGCAACGGGCTCATTGTCTGTCATTACAGCGGATTCGCCCTCAATGATCTTGCCGGCAGCCTGATCCTCCAGCATGAACAGGGCCAAGCGCCTCATCTTCTCCCGGGCTGTCAGTGTCGTGATGTCTACACGATGGACATGGCCTACCTCGCCGGAGTGCTCGACCTCGACATGGTCGCCGTACTTCTTAGGGCCAAGCCGGGACATGAGCCACTTGCGGGCATCGATCCTCAGCCTGTCACGCTGCACATTGGCGTGATTGGCCACCATGACCTCGTTGCCATGCTTGTCTGTCCCGGGCATCGTGTCCAGCGTGCCATCGTCACTGATCTCGATGAGATCCTCGGCCCAATGGTCCAGTAGATCGTCGCGCGCGATCGCGTATTGGTCGCGGAGCTCAGGCTTTTCACGCAGCCATCGCATCACTGTCGACTTCGCCGGCATTTCCGGGTCACGGCACACTGCTCTGAGGCTCTCGCCATTGGCTATCCGGTCACAGATGACCGTGAACAGAGCGGGAGTGAAGATCGAGGGCGTAGATCTCTCTATAGGCGCTTTCGGGCTCTTTGCTGTATCCAGCGCAGTCTCTGGTGATGTTGCCTGCAAGGTCGCTCTCCGGGGTGGCTTGGTTCTGCCAATCTTAGCCTTTTTTGCTTCAGCCTGTTGACAGCGGAAACGATTTCCGGGTAAGGTGGCCTTCGGCCAACCGGGAGCGGTTAGCCACAACGAGACCACCGCGAGGAGAGACAGATGGAAGCAACAGCAAAAGCACTTTGGGATACCATGAGCGAGGCATCAGAGGCTCATGGAGAGACCAACGACTGCACAGTAAGAGCACTGACCGCAGTCACTGGTCTGACCTACGACGACTGCCACCGGCAGCTGGCCAAGCAAGGCCGCAAACCCCGCAAAGGATGTCACTGGTTCATCGAAGGCCCCAAGGCCGCCGAGGCTCTGGGATGCACGATGCGCCGGATGCAGCGGAACGAGTACCGGGCCAAGACAATGATCTCAGCCGAACGTGACCCTGCACTGCGCAACGGTCGTTTCGCTGTACTGGTCAGAGGCCACGTCGCCGGCATGATCGATGGCAACGTCATCGACTGGAGCCAAGGCCGACGCCATCGGATCGTCGATGTCTACGAGGTCACTGGCCAAGCCGAGGCACCGACACAAGTTCGCCGCGATGCACTGCCCAAGGGCTCAGGCGATTGGCAGTCATTCCGCAAGTACCGCAAGCAAGACAATCTGGAGCTGTTCTGATGCCTGCACAGATTGACCTGTTCCCAGTATCAACACCCGGCCGGATCGAGCTCCCTGAGGGCTCTCCGGTCGTGGTGTGCTACGGCGCTGGTGTCGACTCGACTGCCATGCTGATCGAGCTCCACAAGGCTGGCATCAGGCCAGACGCAATCACATTCGCTGACGTAGGCTCGGAGAAGCCTGAGACCTACGCCATGGTCGACACCATGAACGACTGGTGCCGGTCAGTAGGCTTCCCCCAGATCGTGACCTGCACCAAGCAGACTCTCCCCACGACAGGGTACTCAACGCTGACCGGCAATTGCCTCGACAACGAGACACTGCCATCGCTGGCCTTTGGCATGAAGTCCTGCAGCATCAAGTGGAAGCAGGGACCGCAGGACCAGTACATCATGGGCTGCAAGTCTGGGCCGAATAAGTGTGCCCCTCACCCGCTCTGGGAAGATTGCCAGGTTCGCGGGATCAAGCCGGTCAAGCTCATAGGATATGATGCGGGACCCGCTGACCAGCGCCGCTCGAAGCGCCTCAAGGATCACGACGATCACTTTGAGTATCGCTATCCGCTGCAGCAACTGGGCATGGCTCGTGAGGAGTGCATCGCCACGATCATCGAGGCCGGTCTGCCTGTCCCGATCAAGAGCGCCTGCTGGTTCTGCCCCGCATCCCAGAAGTGGGAGCTCTGGTGGCTGGCCGGCGCGCACCCTGAGCTGTTCGAGAAGGCGCTGCAGCTGGAGGTCAAAGCAATGACCGGCCGGCATACACGATTCGACGAGATTGAGATGGGCGCCGGCTTCATGGAGCTCATCGGATCCGGCAGCCGCTGGCCGTCGACAAAGACAACGGTTGGCCTTGGCCGATCCTTCGCTTGGAACCACTGGGCAAGGATGAACAAGGTCTGCAACAACGAGGGCACCGTCATCGCTGATCCTGAGTGGTGTCTGGCCCAAGCCAATAAACTGAAGGCCAAGGGCGGCAATGCAGCCGACCTGCGGACCTGCTAAACCAACCGCGAGGAAATACCATGACGACATCAATCACAGCACATATCAAGCAATACCGGGCCAACTGCGCCGAGGTCAAAGCCGGCGCTGAGAAGGACTGCCACGCCCGCTGCCACATCGTAGGCCGAGGCGTAGAGATCATCGCCCTCGACGAGACTGGAGAGCGCAACGATGATCTCGGAGGACCTGACTACATCGGCGCCAACGAGCTCACCGTGAAGTACCTCAAGACTCTGGCCGCACAGTGGCAGAAGCACTACTCGCCCAACCGAGACGGCCGTGTCCTGACGGCGATCCACTTGGCTGGCGGCTACGATGTCTACGACTCATTCTCGGACTACATGCAGGCCATGAAAGGCGACTGGATGGACAACGAGATCTGGGATGACTGGGCAGGGCAGGACATCCCGCTCACCGATCTGCTCACTGACTGAGTTACCAGCTACAGCGTCCTGCGGGGCGCTGACTGGTGGTAATTTTGCCATCGAAACGCGAGGAAAGACCATGAGAAAAGCACCATGGAACGACACCGAGAATCAGGCTCTCAACAGCCTGTACCATCGGATGCACCAAGGCGTCCAACGCACTGAGAACCTGAACAAGGCGGCACTTATCCGCATCGCTCAGGGACAGGCCAAGGACACTGATAGAGCCACCAGCACTGACGGCTTCGCCGGCTTGCTGGCCGAGCGCAGCCGCGGATCCATCGAGGCCAAGCTGATGAACCTGACCGCCGTCCTGCACGATCTGGGCCGCGCGCAGTTCAGCATGTCCGAGCACGGATACCGGCCGCTGAGCAACTATCAGGCTGATCTGAAGCAGGCCGCCGTCGACTACCTGAACGATGTAGTCGGCATCGAGACTGCAGCATGATCGAGCGCCTTCCAAGGCTCGATGTCACACGTCTGGCCGCTGACTTTTCAGCGGCCGTTCGTGCGGCACACTCCGAGGCTGAGCTGCAAGCGATCCGAGATCGCAATGCCGCGGAGACCGACCCGGCCGTCGACCACGTCCACGACTTCACTGATGCGAATGACCTGATGGCTGAGGCCATCGATCTGCAGTGGAAGGGACTGGCCGACTTCACGGAATCTGACTGGAGCTGGTCTGACTTCAGCGACGAGATCGAGACAGCATGGAACCGGGCCAAGAGCACCGGCTTCCATCTCTGCCGGATCCTCGTTGGCTGCGAGTTCAGCGGCACCGTCCGCGATGCGTTCATCGAGCGCGGTCACTCAGTCATGTCGTGCGATCTGCTGCCTACCGAGGCACCGGGCCCACACTATCAGGGCGACGTCCGCGACATCATCAACGATGGCTGGCATCTCGGGATCTTTCATCCGAGCTGCACCAATCTCACCAATGCCGGCGTGAAGCACCTCGTTCGAGGTGGCCAGCGGATCAACCCTGAGAGGTGGATCGCCATGGAGCGTGACGCCGAGTTTTTCAGGGATCTGGAGAGCGCGCCAATCGAGCGGATCGCTCGCGAGAATCCGATCATGCACTGCTACGCTCGGGAGATCGTCGGACGCAAGGCTGACCAGTACATACAGCCGAACCGCTACGGCCATGACGTGAGCAAAAAGACCGGGCTCTGGTTGAAGGATCTGCCCAAGCTGCTCGACGATCCAGCGCAGCACATCGCGCCGAGGCTGATCGAGTACAAGGGCAAGATCGTGAAGCGATGGGCCAACCAGTCACCTTGCGGCGCAGACAGCCGCGGGCCCAGTGCGACACGAGGCCACGAGCGCAGCGTTTTCTTCAGTGGGATAGCCAATGCAATGGCTGACCAGTGGGGAGGCATCATGGCCAAGCTCAGGGCGCCTGCCGGCGCATCTGTCACTCAGCTGGAGCTCGCACTATGAGCAACAAGCCAGTAAACGGTCGCCCGACCTACTGCACCTACGAGCCGGAGTACATCCGGCTCAAGGGTGTGGTGCCGGCGCCGAACGACAATGGACCTGAGGCGCTCGTCAATCTGGGCGCTCAGTTCTACGTCAGTCACTCAGGCGGCAAGGACTCGCAGGCCATGTATGCCTACCTCCTCCGCATCGGAGTACCGCACGACCAGATCACCGTGGTCCATGCCAACCTCGGAGAGGTGGAGTGGCCCGGAGTCATCGATCACATCAGGGCCAACATCAGCCACGAGCTGCATGTCGTGAAGGCCGGCAAGACGTTTCTGGAGATGGTTGAACGCCGCTTCGAGAGCAGGCCTGAAGTGCCATGCTGGCCGAGCCCGAAGCACCGCCAATGCACGTCCGACCTGAAGCGCGGGCCGATCTACAAGTTCATCAGGAACCACATGAAGGACAACGGCTACACGCTCGGGATCAACACCATGGGCCTGCGAGCTGAGGAGTCATCGAGCCGAGCCAAGATCGCACCGGGCCGGATCAACATGACCCTGAGCAAAGCCGGCCGCACCGTCCACGACTGGTTGCCGATCCACAGCTGGAAGGTCAACCGCGTCTGGAAGGAGATCGAGCTCGCTGGCCAGCAACGCTTCCATGCCTACAACTCAGGCAACGAGCGGCTCAGCTGTATGTTCTGCATCATGGGCTGCGAGGGAGATCTCAGGAACGCTGCACGACAGAACCCGGAGCTCGCGGCCAAGTACATCGAGCTGGAGGAGCGCACCGGCTACACGATGTTCCCCTCGGGCCCACTGGCCGAGAAGCTGCTCAACCTACCACCAACCCAGAAGGAGCTATTCTGATGAGAACCGCGAGAGAGAAAGAGATCCACCAGCAACAGATCGACTATGTCAACAACTCAGGGATCACCGTCGAGGTGGTCCACATCCACGGCACCGTCGACATCAAGCGAGACGGCGAGACGCTGGTCTACCTGCAGGGATTCGAGGGCGAGGTGTTCTGCACCGAGGCGCTGCATCTCTGGAACAAGTACGAGGACATCACGCAGAGCGAGGTCAATGAGCTGCTGGCATATCCGTATGCCGACATCGAGTGATCGCTTCGAGCGCATCAGGCCTAACCTGGCACTGGTGTTCTCGGAGGGAATCATTCCCAAGGTCCCAATGCGGGACCCAACCAACGCGAGGAAAGCGACATGAAGCCAGACGCCAGCACCCACGACACCAGCCACAAGTACCAGCACGATCTGATTCTCTCGACAGGGATGACTCAGCCGGCGCTGGCCGAAGCACTGGGCGTTACGGACAAGACAATCAGGAATTGGCAGTCGGGGAGGAGACCCTGGCCGTACACGGCGCAGTTCTGCATCGAATGTATTGTGCTGCAGCCTTAGTGCCGGACGCCAGTGTCCATATGGCCGGCAGTGCCCGGAGCGAAATCGTCAGGATCATCAGACTCTCTGTACTTCTTGGATTCGGGGATCCTGACGAGGCCGAGCTGGCCGTCCTTCAGGCAGAGCACGTCGCCCGGGCTGACTTGGATCTCCATGCCAGTGAACGCACCTTGGATGAGCAGCTGGTTGCCGGGGATCGCCTTCATGCGGCACATGAAGGGCTCAAGGAACCGAGCGACCTCCTCCTCATTCTCGACACGCCATTGCACGTAGCTATCGACCTTGGGCAGATCGCGCGGCATCGGTATCGATGCTGCTACGCCGCGTCCTCGAAGTTTATCTCCCGCCATTCACCATTCTCCAGACACTCGGGCGGCTCCAGCGGAGACCGGATCCGAATGATCTGACCACAGAACATCTGATACTTCGGCCAAGCAGGATTGCGCTTGACGATGATCGGACGGTAGATGGTCATTGTCTTGCATTCAGTTCTATCCATCGGTTTCGAGTACGCCTTGCGGCCCTTCTATTGACATTGTGCTCAGGCCAAGGGCTCTCGTCAAACTGAGCAATGAGAAAATTCTGCACAGGAATCAGGATCTTGACCTCATCCCCGAACACCTCCTCGAACGCATACCGGCCATGAGCCAATGCGGGACCCAGTTCTCGGGTCATCGGATCGCGCTGCAACCCAGGATCGCAAACCCCGAAGTGGTGCCACATACAGAGGCCCACGGTGTTGGCGTGTTGGTCTGATTCGACACCGACCCGGCGCCCGTTCTCTGTGACGTGCTCGATGGTGGTCCAGCGGTCGAGGTGGCCGCGGAGCAGGCAGGGCAGGCACCCGCAATAGATCTTGATTTTGTCCAGCCGGACCCGCTCGTCCTTCAGGATCCGCGGAGTCTTACCGACCAAGGCCGGGGCCCCGGTCGAAGTGGGGCACGATGCGCAACCCTGGTTGCGGATTCTTGTACTCACCGATCCAGCCAACACGGATGAACAGAGCTCGGATCTCGTCGGACCTCAGCGTCGACAGCTTGCTGCCCTGCTTGGTCGCACTCACATAGTTATTTGCCATTCAATACTCCTCGATGTCGTTGTTCACAGCTCCGGCCTCTTGCCGACCAGTATCGTGTCGTCGCCCCTGAGCGACGAGGCAATCGTCAGCTCGAGCCAGTCCTGATTCTCCTCGTCCCAGTCCCACGCATAGCCGTGCATGACCTCGTAGCTCCCGAACGAGATGTAGAGCACCGGATCGCCGGATTCAGTGTCCTTGGTGCGTAGCACACCGAGGTTGCTCAGAATGTCAGCCACGGCGACGGCCGCAGCCTTGCGCTGCTTTTTCTTGTAGCCCTGATCCTTCATCCAGTCGAGGCAATGCTCCTCGACCCAGTCGATCATTTCCTGTTTCATGTGTACTCCTCGATGTCGTAGCCCATTGCTCTCATAAGGGCTCGTTTGATTTTGTAGATCCCCGTGCGGTGCCCGCTCTGCATCTTCACGTCCTCGATGACGATAGGCCACCAAGGTTTCTCCCATCTCTCATATTTGAAATCAGCCTCGTAGGTCAGGTGCCGGTCCCACTTGTTGTGCTGGTTCGAGCTCACCATGATCGGCACGCCGCCAATGGTGATCGGAAATTTCGGATGCACTTCGAGGTGCCGGATCTCGCCGGCCTTTTCGAGCAGCTTGAGCTCCATGTAGCGATTGAGCTCGCGCTTGCTGTCGAACCGGATGCCATCGTGGACAGGCTTGCGGACGTTGCCGTAGCGGCCCTTGCTGCGCTTCTTGCCAACCGATGTCTTGCCGAGATCCTCCTCAGTCCATCGCCTTTGCTTTACCATGTCACTGTCGCCCTCAGAAGGTATGGGGAGCTGGTCCGCACGGTAGCTGCCAGTGAACCTAAAGCCACTGAGGGCGGCATCATTGCTCGCTCCGTTTCACAAATAATTTCACGATCTCGCGGGCCTCTTTGTATTCCTTCCAGTCTCGGATCTCGTCACCCAGGCCATCAGCCTCCTCCCACACCGCCTCACCGAACCACGGCAGCCAGTCGGAGCCGTAGCGCATCTTGAGTACCACCAACGCGATGGCCAGCCTGTCGGCCAGCAGCGTGATCCGTTTATCGGATTTTGCCCTGCGCGCGCAGTTTTCGTTGCATTGCTCCGTAGGCATATTTCCTCGACTGGATGTAGTTGCGGACCCGTTTGTCGGGCGGGATGGTGGCTTGGATCTCCCACTGTGGATCTGGCCAGCAGAGGGACTTTTTCTTGAACTGGTTGCGAGCCCAATTTTCCGACTCGTTGTTCGCGTTGGCGTGATGCCTGAGCATGGCGTAGAACTGCTCGTGGCTGACCCAACCCTTCGGCAGGGCCTTGACCATGTTCTTGCCAATGCGCACGAGGTCGGCCTCTTGCACGGCCACGTCTCGCTTGGCCAGTGGCACCTCCCAACCGCATTTTGGACAGATCCTCATGCCGCTGAAGATGTGGCTGCACTCCTCGCATACCTGCTCACGCTTCTCGTGCTCGCCTGACTTGGGATCCTTGGTCCAGTTCTCGCAGGCCTTCTGGCCCTCATCGAGGCGCCAGCGGAACAGATCGTCGGCCATGCCCAGAGCGGTCACGTTGCCGGCGTGGTCGAGCACCATGCACGTCTTGAACCCCGGATCGTCGGGGTCCTTGATGACGTCGCCAAGCTCGTCGACCGCGGGCCTCATGCCCCGGCCGATCATCTGGAGGTGCAGGACGATGGACTTGGTCGGCCGCGCGATGACGATGCAGTTCACACTCGGCGCATCGAATCCGTAGCTGGCAATCGACACGTTGACGAGCACCTGGATCTGGCCAGCCTTGAACTGCTCGACAATCTCTGCGCGCTGCTCTGGCGTTTTCTTGACGTGCAAGGAGGCCGAGCTGACACCGAGCTCACGGAACCGATCATGCAGGGCCTCGCAATGGGCTATGTCGACCGCGAAAACGATGGTGTGGCGATCTGAGGCCAGCCTGAGCCAATTGTCGACGACATCCCCGACCAGCGTGACACAGGCAGCCGACAGCGGCTTGCTCTGGTAGTCGCCCTTCGAGACCTTGACGCCTGTCAGATCTGGCGTGGCGCCGCCCCAGTATTCGCAAGGTGCCAGCCAGCCATCGGTCGTCAGGCGCCGGACGCTGGTGACGTGCTTGATCTCAGTGAAAAATCTCCCGAGGCCCTTACCAGTCTGACGCGCTGGCGTGGCTGTGTATCCATCTATCCGGGCCTTGGGAGCGTAGTGGTGCAGGATCTCCAAGATCTTCGGCGCCATGCTCAGGTGACACTCGTCGACGAGCACCCGATTGACTTTGGGGAACCAGAAATTTGAGCGTCGTGCTCTGGCGATCAGTGTCGGCCAGCTCACAACATGGACAGGCGCGACAGGATTCCATCGTTCGCCCGGGCGCTTGGCCCTCAGGATCCCGACATTCTCGATGCCGACCTGACTGCCGACTATTCGAGCAGTCTGCGTGAAGATCTCATTCCGAGGTGTCAGGATCGCCGTGTCATCGCCTCGGGCCAGCTCCCGCTTGGCGATCAGTGCTTGAATGATTGTCTTGCCGGAGCCCGTTGGGCTGCAGTGGATGACGCGGTCATCGATGCCGTGGTGCATGGCATAGTTGACGTCATCGTCCTGGTACTGGCGCGGCGTGATTATCATTTCGGCTTCCTATGCTTGTTTGCGTTCGGGCAGGTCGCGAAGTGGCTGATGTGGCCACGCTCAGGATCGAACACGAACGGATCGTCAGGAGGCACGGAGCTGTAGTCGACTGGCATGTTCTTGCCCGACTTGGTTTTCATCCAGACGATGATCGCCCCACAGCTCCGACACTCCGTACTCACTCCTCGGTCTCCTCCAGCTCGTCCTTCTGAGCAAAGCCACCAGCAGGGCAGCTGTTGTACTCATTCGGGGTGCCGGCTTCGAGTGGCGTCATAACTTGGCGCTTGATGACAGCGTTGCGGAACACAATCTTGAACATCTCCTTGTGATCCTCGCACCGCTTCTCCTCGTACATGGCGGTCATCTCGTGCCGTGTCATCTGGGCCTCGCGGTCGAGCAGCTCGCCCTCACGCTTACGGTAGTGATCCAGCTCGCTGGTCAGATCGCCAACGGCATCGCGCGTCCTTTCCAGAACCAGCTCGACGTCCTTGATCTGCTCCTCCAGCTCTTTGTTGTTCCTCCTCAGGTAGTTGTTGGTGAATTCGAGGCCATCAGCCTCGTCCTTCAGCTGCAGGAACTGGTGCATCGCGTCGGCACTGAATGTCGACTTGGTAGACAGCTCACTGATGATCTCGCTGATTTTATCGATATGGTTCTGTTCTTGTTCTTCTGCCATCACTTGCTCCTGAGTACCAGCACGGCATGGCTGCACCACGCTGCCACGTACTCGAGATCCGCTGTGTCGTCCTTGTCCAGCTCTAATGAGGTGACGTCCTCGCCACCATAGGGAAAGGCCTTTATCAGGCCCAGTGCTTGCCGCAACTCGCTGCGTTCTATCTCAGCCTGAGTAGGCGGCACCTTGGTCGGCCGGACATCGTCTGGCGATGGATCCTCAGCCTTGCCCTTCTTGGGGGCCTTCTTGCGCTTGCCGACATCGAGGTCCATGTCGTCGCGGATCTTGCGAACCGTGCGATCGGTCACTCGGCAGATGTCTGCGATCTGGATGATCTGCAGCTGCGAGATCTCGGGGTCCTTCAGCGCCAGCTCGACAGCGTTGCGCTTGTCGGCATTGGTGCGCCTGAGACCGTGCTCGTCGTTGGCTCCGAGTGCCCACATCAGGGCCTCGTGCAGGCCGCCCTCGTGGACTTCAACCTTGCACTCGCCAATCTCGGCGTTGATGTAGGCGTGAAGCCGATGAAAGCCATCAGCCAAGATGTACCGCTCGGAGCCCTTCTCCGCGAACACCACCAGCGCCGGGAACTGCGCGCCGTTTTTCATCTGCTCGGCATAGGACTCGATGACCGTGTGGTCGAGCTTCTTGCGCACCTGGGTAGCAGCTGAGGCGAGGATGTTATCCGTCGCCAGCATCATCTCTGGCCACTTTTTACTTGTCGCCATTGTCGTCTCCCAGATCCAGCCCCTGCTGGTTGTTGTAGATATGCTCGAGCGCGGCCTCCTTCTCGTTGGCCAGCTCAGTGATGAGCCGCTCCTCGAGAGTCTTGGTCATGCCACCGGACAGCAGCCTGAAAATGTCGTACTTGTTCAGACCAGTGTCCGCGGCCACGAGCTCTGCCTCAGTGACCTCCTCGAACTTCCGCTTGATCTCGCCAAGCTGTGTGGCCGCGTCGTTGCGCAGCCGCTGCCGAAATGACAGCTTTGGTGCTTTATTTTTCTTCGCCATCGTCCTCTCTCTTTCCAATTTCAATTTCCGCAGCCTTCAGAAACTCCCGCATGTCGGTCTCCATTTTCTTGACCTCCTCGATGGATTTCATCGTGCCGTCCTCGTTCTTGCGGTACTGCATCAGTGGCACTGGGTCGATCTTCGCTACGCACCACCTCAGATAGCCCGTGGGAATGTCGCTCAGGGCCGTACCTTCATGCTTGCCAAAATGGCATACCAACTCCTCACTCATCGTTTCTATCCTCAAAGTTCAACAGGTAATTGTGCTGCTCTATGTCGTGCAAAATGTTGGCCACGCGCTCCAGTCCAACCAGATGCGAGTAGCCAACGAAAAAGTATTCCCACCGCGGCCGAGCGTGTGACGGTATGTAGTAAAACCACGCCACCGCCTGCTTGCCGCTGCTCTTGTCGAACACCACGCAGGCCGTGAGGTCCGACAGCACGATGGTCTCCCTGACGTGGAAGGTCTCGCCGTTCTTGTTGCCGCCGCGGGCCTTATTCGAGAACATCTCAGCGACCTCGAGGGCGCGCTTGCGCAGCAGTATTGCGGTCTGCCTTTCCAATCTCCTCTCCATCACTAAACAGCAGATGCGTCAGCTTGGCGCTCGGAAAGAGCTCCCTGATCGCATCCAGAAAATCTCGGTCCACGTCGCTCAGCTTGGCGCGGATCCGCATTCGTTCTATGTCCTTGCTCACGTTACCTCCGGGCTCAATGACCCGCCTTTGGCCTGCAGGACTCCTGTCAGGTTACTCGGCTCGCCTTTGTCCGTGCAGTTGCCTAAAGCCACGCAGATCAACGGATAGCGGGTTGATCCTCCCTGCGATTTGTCTCAGTCTGAGTTTCGGTAAGACCTCTCGAAAACACCGCGGGCTGCGGAGAGAGGTTGCGGCGCGGATTGGTCTTGTAGGATAATCGACCTGCGCCGGGGCCCTGTCCATGCAGAAATCCCGAGAAGGCTCACCATTGATAGTGGTGGGCCTTCTGAATTTTGAGAGTAATAAAATCACCCGTGTTCGTCCACCAGTTTCTTGCGCTCGTCGCACCATTGGCACTGGAACACCTCGTAATCGTCTGGGAACCCCTCCTGTATCACGCCGTCGACGCAATGCGCGTTCGGGCACCTGGCCAACTCGAGCAGCTTGCAGGCCTCGATCAGGGCCACACGAACCTCGGTGAGCTCGTGCATGGTGCCCGTGTCGCACGTCTCGAAATCACCCACGAGGACGTCTCGAGAATACAGTCTTGTCCGACTCTGGGCAGGCCAGATCCATGCGGCCGTTGGGCTCGCGCACGAGCAGCTGGAAGGTGCCCATCGTTGCCTGTGACAGGCTGGCGCCGGCGACCATGCACATGGACCGGATCAGCTTCATCTTGGAGACAGCCTCATCCTCGCCGCGCGAGAGCATGGCGCACTGCAGAGACTCGTCGCTCTCCACGATGACGACCACCGAATGCGCCTGAGTGGCGCCGGCGATGCTCTCAGCGAAGGCATCGATCTGCATTTGCGTGACCTCGTCGAATCCCGGGGTGCCCTTGAACTCCCCGTAGTCGCTCATATCTTGCTCCCGGGCTGCACCACCGTCTCCTCGAGCTCGTCCTTGGGCAGGTTCTCGGGGTAGTCCTTGGGCTGGTCGACGAACTGGCCATCGATTTGCTCCGGTGCCGGCGTACCGACGACGAAGTCTTTGATCTTCTCGAACAGGGTCATATTGGGATCCTCGCTTTCTTGGCTTCTGCCCGGAGGAACCGGCGCAGATACTCGGTTTTACTTATTCCCTTCCGTTTCGCGAGGGCCTCGAGGGCGTTGTTTTCGCGAGGCGTCAGGCGCATCTGAAAGGGCTTGTCTTTGGTTTCCATGGGCTCTATAGTAATGACACTTGTAATGACAAGTCAATACACTTACGCGAGGAAAATAATCATGTCCGACAATTCAGAATTCATCCCTGCTGACGACGAGCAGGAAACACTCGAAAACCGAGTCATAGTGTTCAACATCAATGACGCTGCGATCGCTGAGGTCAAAGAGGATCTCGGTGAGGTGGATGCCTACAAGGATCTCGACCACGCCAAGGCCGCGAAGAAAACCCTGACCAAGATGCGCAGCTCCCTGGCTGACGCGCACAAGGAAGCCAAGGCCGAGGCGCTGGCCTACGGTCGGCGCTGCGATGCCGAGAAGAATCGACTGCTCGCCAGCATCGCTGAGATCGAGGACCCGATCACCAAGCAGCTCGACGACATCAAGAACGCCGCAGCCAAGGCCGAGGAGGAGCGTGTCGCCGGCATCATGGCCAAGATCGAACAGATCCAAGCCTTTGCTCTGGACCGTCACGATCTCACGCTGGACCAGCTTAACGAGAGGCTCAGCACCCTGCTCAGCCACCCGGACCCATCCGAGGAGGACTACGACGAGTTCGCTGAAGATGGTGCCAACGCCAAGGAAGTCAGCGAGTCGAAGCTGCGCATCGCGATTATGAACGAGGAGGCGAGGCTCAAGGAGGCCGAGGAGCAGGAGCGTGTTCGCAAGGAGAACGAGGAGCTCAAGGAGAAGCTGGCCAAGGCTGAGGCTGCCCAGAAGATCATCGACGACGCTGCCGCTGCAGAGCAGGCCGCCAAGGACGCCGAGCGTCAGGCCGAGCTCGACAAGCAGGCCGAGGAGCAGGCCGCAGCGCAGAAGGTCATCGACGATGAGAACGCGCGCCTCGCTCAGGAGCAGGCCGACAAGGACGCTGCCGAGGCAGCAGACAAGGCCGCCAAGATCGCTGCACTGCAGGCACCTGATGCAGAGAAGCTGGCGCTCTACGCTGCCGACATCCACACCCTGATTGAGAATCGCCCGGTGCTCCAGTCCGACGCCGGCAACAACATACTCCTCGACGTGACAGCGAGCCTGATCCAAGTCGAGGAATTCATCGAGAGTAAAAGCGAGGAACTGTAATGTCTGAAGATCAAGCGACCTACGAGGTCAAACCAACCCAGACGCTCGTCCAAGTTGGCGAGGAGTTATTCGAGGAGGCAAAGCACCTTGCCTCTATGATTAAGCCAGACTACGACAAGCTGTTCGCTGCACTGGCCATAGCCCAGGGCCAGATCCAATCGGCCATCGCAGACAAGGAGAACACGCACTTCAATTTCAAGTACGCGGATCTCGATGCCTGTTGGGAGGCCTGCCGGAAGCCACTGTCCGAGAACGAGCTCTGTATCGTGCAGATCCCATCAGTCGGTGAGTCTGGTGCCGTGACCATGCGTACCATCCTTGGCCACAGCTCTGGACAGTCGATCTCCTGCACGTACTCGATGCACCCTGACAAGGGCGGGCCACAGGCCCTCGGGTCCTGCATGACCTACCTGAGACGCTACAGTCTCTGCTCCATGGTCGGGATCTCGCAGGAGGATGACGATGCGAACGCTGCGACCGCAGATCCCGACGAGTACGTGCGGATCTCCAAGACGCAGGTCGATGAGGTGCTGGTGCTGGCCGACAAGCTGTTCGGCAAGTCAGCCGACGCAGTGGTCGACAGGATGCTGGCCAAGGTGTTCCAAGTCACCACGGTCGCGGACATCCCCGAGGCCCTGCATCAGGAGGCCCTGAACCTGCTCGAGAACCAGTCGAAGCGGGAGAAGGAGCAGGCCAAGAAGAAGGCAGAGAAGCCGGCCGCCGAGAAGAAGTAGGTGGACTGCCGCATCATCCGTGTCGAGCAGGGATCCGACGAGTGGCTGGCACTACGCCGCTCGCGGATCACTGCCTCGAGGCTGGCCGATGTCATGGCCAAGCCAGACACCAAACGCTACCAGAAGTACCGACGCGAGAAGGTGCTCGAGCTGCTCGGCAACGAGAACGTCGAGGAGTCTCCCGAGTGGGCCAGACATGGCAGGGAGAACGAGCCCAAGGCCATCGCCGGCTACGAGTGGAAGTACAACGTCGACGTCGAGCACAATGTTTTCCTGATCTCCAAGAAATACGACTGGCTCGGCGCCAGCCCTGACATGCTGCACATCGTTGGCGAGACCGACGACGACATCCAGCAGCAGGAGGACACTGAGGACGAGTTCGACGAGGGCGGCGAGATCAAGTGTCGCGCGCTGTTCAAGAACTACAAGGCACGACGCACCCAGGCTCGGCTCTACGAGGGCCAGACTCAGGCGATCCCGCCAGCCGACAGGCATCAGGTCCAAGGCAATATGTGGTTGACCGGCTGGAATCGCTGGTGGTACATCGACTATTACATTGGCGACGACCTCGAGGGAGGCCTGACCCAGAAGATCCACCGCGTAGCAGTGAAGCGTGACCAGACACTGATCGATGCGATGGAAGCAAGGTGTTTGAAATTTATGAAGGAATGCTACGAACGAGCACAGTTACAACAACCCTGAACGGAAAATTTCCGTTCGCACCATGGAGACAAAAATGACAGACGAACAGAACAACGGCGGCGCGGCACCAGACGCGCCAACAGCTGAGCCATCCGATGTCGCGGAGGCAGTAAAGACTGCGATCAATGAACAGTCAGGGCCGGCGAAGCTGGACCTCAACCATTGCCCGTGCGGCGAGAAACCTGAGGGCCTCTACATCGAGATGCCTGAGCGCGGCAAGTACGGGCGGGCAACAGGCCAGTGCTGTGCTGAGTGGTCGGTCGAATTCAGGAACGGCTACGAGGCCAATCCAGATAAGACCCTGGCCAAGGCTGCGAAGGCGTGGAACGACGCGCCGAGAGCTGCCGCGTGAGAGCACTGCCTTGGATCCTGCTGGCATTCCTGCTCGGCGGGATCGGTCTGGCCCTGCTTGCGTTCTGGTGGATTAGTGAGGGCGGCCTGACTATGATGTAGCCATCTTTCCTCGCGGAAAGCTGCCCGGAGCCCCCTGCCGGTACTCAGAAGTGAACGGGGAAAGGGTGCCGAACGTAAGTTCCGGCGCCCTTTTTATTTGCCAGTCTTGCCCTCGAGCCGGCCGACAGCGCGGGAGATCCCCGGCACCTGACTGCACACCCGTTCGACGTGCTCGACCTTGCCCTCGAGGCGCGTGATCCTGCGCTCGCCGCGCATGGCCAGAGCAATGCCGCCAGCTGCGAGGATGATGGTCTGGATAACGACAGCCCAGATCTCAAGCGTCATCAGTTCCCTCCGGCCAAGTCGAGAGCAATGTCCTCCAGATCTTCGACGTCATCCTTGAGCTCAATGACCTTGGTCTCGAGCACGATGATCTCGCTGCCGACCTCCTGCAGTCTGGCGCTGTAGCTCAGACCTGCGTCAGTCTTGAGCTCCTCCTGCAGTACCGTGCGGATCTGCTCTTTGTCGATGGCTGCGCTGCCGGCATTGAACACGCCGCCAACCCAAGCGAGAACGCCCATGACCAGGGCCGTCGCGACCGCGGTTAGCACGTTGCTAACTATCGGGTTCATCTTTTCCGGCATCTTCCTTGCTCCTCTTTTCTAAGATCCGCTGACGTACTGACTCGCGTCGAGCCTCACCAGCTTCATTGGCCTTGCGCAGGGCCGCCGCCTCCCGCTTTAGTCGATCGATCTCTGCCTGCTCCTCGGCCTGATCCCGCTCGAGCTCCTCGATGAGTGACTGCTGTTGTGCGTACCTATACTCGGACTGCTCGAAGTGATCCGCGACGTCCTCAGCACTCTGCGCCATGAGCTCGAGATCCTGCAGCTCGTCCTCGTAGACCAGCACCATGCCGGGAGGTATCTGCGCCGGCTCAGGAGCTGGAGCTGCGGCCGGTGCGATGGAGCTCATGTCCATCTTCATCTTGCGGTCGCCACCAAACTCGAAGCCGAAGGATCCACGGATCGCAGTCTCGTCGCCGGCACGGCCAACCGACAGCGTCAGTGCTGAGTTGCGATCGTTGTCCAGCATGTAGGCGTAGCCGACACCGACGCCAGTCGTGTTGTTGATCCTGACCCCGCTGAAGGTGATGCGCTGAGTCTGGTCGTGCGGCAGGAACGTCTGGATTGCAGCATCAGCTGCGATCGCATCGCGCGCTGCCCGGATCCACTTGTTGTGAATGTTGAACGTGTTGTTTGTCTCGGTGATCCACTCGGTCGGGATCTCACCCGGAGGTCCCTGAGGACCGGGAGGGCCAGCGGGACCCGGAGGACCCGGAGGACCTGCAGGCCCGGGAGTACCCGGAGGACCAGCTGGCCCCGGAGGTCCGGCAGGACCGGGAGGCCCCGGAGGCCCGGGCTCACCGCAACCGACCTCGATGAACCGAGGATGGTCACACTCCATGGGCTCGTCCCATGCGTAAGCGCGAGTAGATACGACCGCGACCGTGCCCAGGACGATCAGGAGGATCACGATATGTCTGAGTCTCAATTTCATAGTGCTACCAATATCCCGAGAGCGATCAGCCCTCTGTGAAACCAGTTGTCGACGAAGTGGTCCCGGCGCTCCCTCGCCAGTTGCTCCTCGCGGATCTGGGTGAATTGTCGCTGCAGCTTACCAACCTCGATCAGTTGGTTGTAGGCCTCTCCCTGAGCGTCAGCTGCTGCTCCGTTCTCTTGCGCAATGGTGTAATTGCCGTCTCCGATGTCCACGATGTCGAGGATCGTGCGAAAGCCTGCGGTGTCGAAGGTCACAGTGTCCTCGGTGCTGGACACGGGAGAGGGCAGCTCAGGCCGGCTGAGCGGTGCTTGCGAAGTGGACTCGACTGGGCTGAGATCCCACTCGGGGATCTCGACTGGGCTACTGACGCACCCGCTTAGACTTCCAATCAGAAAGCAGATCAGCCATGGGTGGATCCTTTTCATCTCGAGCCTCCAGTATCGCCTCGGTCTTTTCGGCCGCGAGTTTAGCATTCGCCTTGTGTTTATCGGCTACTTTCTTGAGCTTGTCGGCCTTCACCATGCCGGCCTTGGTCCTGCCGGCGAGCTCGTTGTCGCGCTTGGCCTCGACTCGCTTCAGCTGCCGGCCGTCTCGACCGAGGATAGCCAGGGCCGCCACGAGGAGCAGGCCACCGAAGCCGATGATCCACCGCTTCACTTGTCTGCCGCTCCGCTCAGGCTATTGGCAGCGAAGCCAACGACCAGCGCAGTGTAGAACGTGGCGGTGTCCGAGAAGTACAGGCCAGCCGTGCCACCGACCGCGTAGAACACAGTCATCGCTGTCTTGTAGGGGTACAGCGTGAGGAAGTCCTTGAGCGTGAACGTGGCATCAGTCTCGCGCTGTTGGATGACCTTCTTGAGGACGTGGCCAGCGATGCCTGCGAGGCAGCCAGCAGCTACGATCAAATAATCAATCATGTTCATCTCCAGAATGTGCAGCCAGACCCGCGTCGTCTTACGTCGACGACAGGCCCGCAGGTGCCATCGGGACACGCGGGCCTATAGTAAAATTTATCTCGTTCGATGGCCCAGACTCAGCGCCCGCGTTTGGCGGTATTGGCAGAGTCGTGGTCGTCAGGTGACAGGTGTAGCTGCCGGTCGGCAGGCCAGTGAGATCTACAACGTCAGAATGCACACCGATGGCCATGTCGATCTCTTTGACAGTGGATCCGTTGCAGTAAAACGTGTAGAGATCCAGCTCCTGCTCGAGGAGTGGGGCGCCGTCTGTGTACTCAGTGGGAGGGCTCCAGCTAATCGTGAGAGCACCAGTTGCTTGTGCGTAGGCAGCCTTCAGTTGGAAGCCGTCCTCGAAGTCGAGGGTCAGGCTTGCGAGAAGGATGACAGCCACAGTCCATTGCAGCAGTCGCTTCATGTCAGAGTCTCCTTACCCCGAGTAGTCGCGACCGAGGATACCTCGAAACCTTGACGGTGTCAGACTGGTTGCCGCCGAGCACCTCGATGAACTCCCCGAACATGCCGGCGTAGAATCCAACGTGCCCCGGCGCGTCAGTGACCTCAGGCCCTGGCTGATCTCCACCACCCCGCTGCAGGATGATGATGTCATTGTGCCGTGCCTTCTCGAGCGGGATCCCGAAGCCGATGTTGAGCCACGATCGCGCGCGCAGATCCTTGGACCTCGGCAGGCGGGAGAGCCAGCAGATGTAGTTCACGAACGCGGAGCACCATGGCACCTCGTCGTTGCTTGGCCACTTCGCATCGAGCCTGAGCATGGCCATGATCTGATTGTTGTCGACGGTGCCGCCGACCTCCTCGAGGCCGATGAATCTCTGGGCCAAGCTGAATGGTGTGATGCACGTCATGTCGATAGCCCCATGTCTGCTGCGTAGTAGGTCTCGATCGCCTGCCGCTGCGGGCCAGTGGCGATCTGCTTGATGAAAGTCTCGTAGCGCCAGTGAGCTCTCGAGACGTTGGGAAGCTGGTCAGGAACCGTGGCACCAAAGGCCGCGAGGATCGTGCCCAGAGAATTCACGTAGTCGGAGAACGGTAGCGTCGTGATGTTACCGAGCGTCAGCCATGCGCTCTGCGGACGCCACACTGCTTGGTCTGCATTCGGCACGATCAACGTGTCGATGATCTCCTGCGGGTCGAAGTCATACCGAGGGATCGCCAGATGATACGACGAGATGAATCGATCGACAGGATCTCGAACCATGCAGAAATTCTGGTAGCTGTTGTATTGCGCCAGCGTCAGGAACCCATTGTCGATCGCAGTCTGCGGAGTGATGTGCGCGCGACGTCGCCCAGGTGTGCCGTTGGCATGGTCGGGCATGGCGTCGAAGTTTGCCGAGGCCGGAAAAAAATGCGTGTCGGCCAAGACATCCTGACTCAGATCCAGACCGGAGAGCAGGCGCAAAAGCATCTCAATGTTAGAGCTCCCGGTGCGCGGTATCTTCCAGAAATTGACCTGTTTGCTGTGGGAAATAATCATGCTGGCCCCTTAGTTTTTCGCGTCCGCTTCGACAGACATGGTGAACGCATCGGTGAATAATACATTGAGGCTGGTGCCATCGCGTATCTCAACATCGTAAGAGCCGCTACGGGGTCCGAACCCTACCGATAGCCCGATAGCCGCGCCCGTAACGCTCGCATCGGACCAGACGCCGTCAGCGCCGCTTACACCTTCATTCGGGGCGTCACCGCTATTAGTATTCCAACGTGAATCGTAATCGCTTATTGCACAGTCACCATCCCAAGTTCCACGGGACGCTCCCCAGGAAGTCGTACCTTCCGTCCAGTACCAATCTCCGTCCGTATGAAGGCGCCCGCGCACCCGGGACGTACAGGGGTTAATGCAGAAGTCGTTAAGGGCAGGTATCGTCGACGCGGTATAGCTGCAGTCACCACCGGCAGAAAGGAGCGCGCGCCTGATGCTAAAGCCGGAGAGCATACCCCGCTGGTGCCTCGGGCCCTTGAAGTCGCGCATCTGTTGGAGCCGAAACTTCTGATACTCCGTGGGGCTGAGCAGTAGCTTGGCTCGAGCTCGAGTGCATTGGAAGCAGTCATATCTTGCGACAATAAATCGACGCTTCCACGCTTGGAACTCCGTGACAAATTGGTCCCACTCCCTGCGATACCAACGCTCGACTCGCGACTGGTGCTCTGGTGGCAGGATCAGGTGCCCAGTCTTGCCGTTGGGCAGGAAGATCCGCTTCTCGAAGTTGGTAGACATTAGGCGCCGTAGTCTGCGCCGGCAGCAAACCATGTCGTGCCGCCGTCCCATGTCTCGAACGTAAAGATCGAGTATCCGTTGAGCGTTGCGTTCATAACGTGGGCGGTATCACCCGGCCACTCGAACGTGCCGCCAGCCCATGTGATCGTGCGGGCCGTGACCGAGTCCTGAGTCACCAGCACCGTGATCTGACCGTAGTTGCCAGAGGTCGGGCCGCCGCTAATCGTGATCGTAATGTTGCCAGTAACGCTCTCGAGATCAACCTCGAAGGCAGGACCCTGGTCGAAGGTCAGTGTCTCGGTCGTGCCTGTCGGGGTTGTCGCGACGTTCGCAATCTCGTAGGCCTGCAGAACGTCCGGCATCCTCGTGAACGAGATCGCCACCGGCTCGCCGCTGTTGAATATGGTGCTGGTGTCCATCGGCGCGACTGCGATCGTGTGCCAGCCAGTGTTGTCAACAACGGTGTCGCTGACCCTGTATCGCTGGTAGCGCGCATCGCCGGAAGTCGTCGACGTGATCTCAACGACATCGCCAATCCTGAGATCGAAGAACTTGCTGCCGTGTGTATAGCTACCCTTGTCAGCGTCGTTGATATAGATGGCGGTGACGCTGGCCATCGTGGCGCTGTTGAGACGGAAGTCACCAGTACCAGGGTCTCCCGAAGCGGTCGACGTGTCGAACGTGTAACGGAGCTCGTGATTGGTGTTGAGCATGAACGCGGTCTGATCCGCGTCGTTGGTCCATGCAAGCTCGTTCGGTGTGAGGTCCAGCAACCAGAGCAGGCCGCCTGCTGCACCAGTGGCACCGTAAGGTCTCGACGCTGACTCGCGGAACTCGATACCGAATGGACCAAAGAACCCATCGTCGCCGGCATCGTTGGTGAAGCCCATGCGATTCGATGCCAGATTCTCAACCCAGATCTGACCGTAGTTCGGCTTGTCTGCCTGCGCTGCGGCCTGCTCCTCGATGAAGAAGCCGGCGCTATCGAACTGCAGAGTGCCGCTGGCTACATTGATCGTGGTGTTGGTGCCGTTGGACGAGATGATTACATCAGAGCCAGCACCGATCTGTATTTCACTGTTGTCACCGAATAGCATGTCGGTGCCGCCCGGTACTGTCTTGACCAAGCCATTCAGCGTCAGGTTCGCGGCGTTATTACCGACAGCTACAAGCCGCGTGACGACATCGATCGATAGCGCGGCCGTGAACTGAGCTGCCGAGTCATCGGTGCCACCAACAAAGAACACATCGTCCTGCATGTGCAGCCAGCCGTAGTCGGCCACGTCGCCTGTACTGGTGTCATCGTGGACCTGCAGCTGATAAGCATTGCCGCGGATCGTCACATCTTCACCGTCGAACGTGAGGTCAGACGAGCCCTCGATGTCATTGGCAGTCGTCGCACCGACCGCGATCTGATTGTCTGTGATCGAGCCACCGATGCCACCACCGGCACCAGCCGGCACAGAGTAGGCGCCAGTCTCATCGAGGTAGTTGGTAGCAGCGCCGCCAGTCGTGAGAGCCACACTGTTGAACGAGGTGGCCGTGATGTCACCAGTGACAGCTGCACCCGTGGCAGTCGTCGAGAACTTGGCGTTGTTGTTGTGGTACAGCGTGACTGCACCGTTCCGCACCATCGAGATCCAGACGTCCTCGGCCAAACCAGCACCAGAGGTCTGGCCAATCTGTCCGTTGCCGGTCGTGGCGTTGACGTTGAGAGTGATGCCGCCAGCTGAGTTGCGAGCGATGATCGTGGTCGCAGTCGCCGCGCCTGAATTATCCAGGTCGAGCAGGCTGCCGACAGCTATCAGCGACGAGCCATCCCACGTCAGGTCTGCAGTGCCCTCGATGTCGTCCGCTGTCGTAGCGCCGACCGCGATCTGGTTGTCAGTGATCGAGCCACCGATGCCACCTCCAAGGTCGCTCGTCGTAAGCACCCGCTCCCATGTGCCGGCGCCATCGGTGTTGACTTGGAACACGCCGCTTGCGACAGGCATCGTGCGGGTCGCAGGGAACGGCGAGACAGAAGCCTCCATGTAATACGAGATTACAGTACCAAGCTGACCGTCATAGTCATCAGCAACGTTGCCAGTCGGGTTGATAAGCAGGCCCGGAGTAATGCTCGATACGAGAGTGCCACGCTTGACTTCAAACGCTGTCGGTTGCTGCGTCATGCCATTTCTTAGTTTGAGGACATCGCCAGTACCGTAGACACCAAGCTCCATGAATGTCTGGTTGTTGTTGCGGTTCCGCATGGTGATGATCTGGTCATCATTCGGAGCGTTGCTGCCTAACGCAGTGCTGTTTGATGTTAGGAATAGGCTACCCTCAGCAGTTAGTTGCATTCCGATTAGTGCAGTAACCTGACCAAAGCCCATGTGAATGATCGAGGTGTCGGCTGCGCCGTACATCTCATTGATGATCTGCAATTCATTCGAGCCGTTGAATCCGTAGGTGGCAAGTAAATCTACACCTTCGAGGTCGTAAATCTCGAAGTTGCCAGTGACCGCCTCGGTCGTCGGAGGCGTGGCCGTGTTGATGTCGGTTACGACCCGGCCAGCAACATTGAGCTCGTAGTCATTGCCGGCATCGTCGGTGAACATCGGCGTGTTGGGCGCATCGCTGCGCACCCAGAACTGACCAAAGCCAATCTCGTCAGCCGAGGCCGCGGCCTTCTCCTGCCAGTAGAACCCGCCTTGACCTGAGCCGCCTTGCGTCACCCAGTCGTAGAAGAACACCGCACCGTCAGACTCCATGCGCATGAACGGGAAATCATCGATCTCATACTGCATGTAGGCCGGCGAGACATTGAAGGCCGCGAACGCACCGAAGTTATCGACCGCGCTGGCACCGTCCTCGACGCGCCACACACAGCCCTGCCCGGACGTGCCAAAGTCGTGGTTAATGTTGCCGCTGGTACGGGTTGTCGAAGCTGGTGAGCCAAGCTGGATCCTGCCACCAATCGGAGGAGAGAGCGGGTTGATCCTGATGCCCGCACCAGAGGCCTGATACTTCGACGTCGATGCCTCCCAGTATGGAATGTCGCCCGCATTCACGGGCTCAAACCCACCGTCGACAAACGCTGTCGGGTTGAACTCAATCAGGATTTCGGTGCCGTTGGTGATCGTGGCGTCACCGCTGCCAGCCAGGTAGTCGATGTTCAGATCCCACCAGCCCACGTTATCCGTGATGCCGACGATCGTATAGATCCGGTACTGAGTGTTGTCCTCGGTGTTGCGCAAGACGAAGTGAGCGCCATAGGCGAGACCGCTCAGGATGTTCTGGATGTCGGTGCCGCCAACGTCAGTGTCGCTGAGCATGATCCGTGTCGGGCTGGCTGGATTCAGCGAGTTCATTCTGAAGTTGCCAGCGCCAGGATCCGCTATCGTGAGGGTGCTGTCATACGCCCATGTGATAGCGCCGGCACCGCCGCCGCCAGCCGCATTGAGCTCGTAGTCGACGCCAGCCTCGTCGGTGAACATCGGCGTCTGATCTGTGTCGTTACGCACCCAGAACTGACCGTGAGCGGCTACCGGAGTAGCAGCCGACGCCCTCTCTGCGATAAGGAATGCCGCATCAGCCAGCACCCGGATTTCCATGTCGCGATTGATCTCAAAGAGCTCAGTATTGACAGCAGAGTTTCTGGTGCCCCACGAGAGATGATCGGGCGAGGCGTTCATGTCGGCCGCGTGGTAAAGGCCGGTGTTGGCGTCCTGACTGACGTAGTACAGGCAGGCTGAGTTGACGCCCAGATTGAACTGGAACATCGGGTACGTGACATTAAATCCAGTGGTGGACCCCAAGGAGATGCGGCCACCATTCGGAGGGCTGTTGACGTTCACCCGTATGTTGGCGCCAGAGGACTCCCACCTGTTAGTTCCGTTCTCCCAATACAGCAGATCAGATTGATTGCTGACTTCGGCGCCACCCTCAGTCCATGCGCTCGAACTGAAATTGATGTTGACGGTCTCGTCAGCCGCAATCGACGTGTCACCGGCACCTTTGATGTAGTCGACATTGACCTGCCACCAAGTCGTGTTGTCGACAATCGACGTGATCGCATAGATGCGGTACTGGCTGCGGTCGTTGGCATTCTCCAAGGCGAAATAGCTGCCGGCTGCCTGACCGTCCATGACGTTCGAGACATCGTCACCAGCATCGTCCGTCTTGCTGATATAGAACGCCCCGACGCTTGAAGGGTTGCCAGTGCTGAGCCTGATATTGCCGGAGCCCGGATCGCTCGGACCCGCACCGCTGACAAAGACATTCCATTGCACGGCCTGCCCGCCAGCGCCACCGCCGAGGAGCTCGTAGTCGACGCCGGCCTCATCGGTGAACATTGGCATCTGGGCTACATCGTTGCGCACCCAGAACTGTCCGTAGGTAGCAGTGTCGGCCGCAGCTGCTGCGCTCTCAAGAATCTTGATGTTGCTGGCGCCGAGCCTGACCGAGGTGTTCTCCACCCAGTTTGGATCCGTCCAGATGATCGAGGAATCATTGACCGTGCCAACAGGCAGCACACCGGCAAGGCCAGAGAGCTGGACATCGTTGCCCACGTCATCGGTGAACATCAGGACATTGGGCGCGTCGTCTCGAACCCAGATCTGGCCGATCGTAGGCAAGCTGGCGTCAGGCTTGGTTGTCATCTCAGTGATGAGCAGCGAGCCACCGTTGAGCTGGACAGAGTTGGTTGTGACTGCGCCAATGTCGGTGACGTCCTGCAGGCTGCTGGCGCTCGGAGCTGCAGGGTTGAACAGCAAGGTGATCGAGGTCGCGGTCGATCCTGGCAAGATGGTGCCGGCCGTCTGGACCTGCCAGAGCTTGTCGTCCTGACCTGAGGATCCGGCCCATACCGTCGAGCCCTTCTCGACGTCGCGGTTGCCGTCCCAGTCTGCAGCGCGTGTCCATGGCCCACCGCTCACGACATCCCAGACACCGTTTTCAATCGGGTCAGTCTGAGCGGTCAGCAGTACGCGGTCGCCGGCTACGACACCGATCGCCTCGATCGTCTGCTCGTTCTCCAGCGCAGCCACGTTTGCCTCGGCCCCTACTACGCACCGCACTTTGATCGCCTTGCTGGCGACCACTCCGTTGAACCTGTCAGTAGCCATTAGTCTCTCGTCCCTGTGAGATATTCCAGTATCTCTGGATCGTCCTCATCAATGAGCGCCTCGAGCAGCCTGTTTGTTTGGCTGGCGGGCAGATGGAATATCGTACCAAATGAATTGACAAACGCCTTGCGCAGAGCTGGATCCATTTCGCCCTGTCCTGCCTGAATGTAGAGCTTGAACAGATCGTTGCTCAGTCCACCGATGGCGGTGTTGCCAGATCCGAACGCAGCACTCGGAACTTCGCGCACAAACGGGATGCCAGCAGCGACCGAGGCGGCCGTCTCCTTCATGGCCATAAGCATCAGCTCCTCAGGATCATCCTCCCAGTCCCATCGTCCGTAGATCCATGACGATGCGATGCCCTCGACCGTGAACAGCAGCAGCATGTCGGTCGCGTAGAGGATCGAATTCTTGAAGCTGAGCTCCCGCTTGAGCTCGTTGGTTTTCATGTACGCGAGGTTGCCCTTGCGTGCCATGTAGGAGATCAGTGTGGTCCACAGCCGGACGAACTGACTCTGCCTCGTGGTTGCGCTCAGGGTGCCGCGCTCGATGCCTGAGCGATCCGTGAAGAAGCCAGACGTCTGGGCCATCTCGACCTGCGCGTCGGCATACAGCACGGCCTCGTTGTCCGACAGCCCCATCTTGTTCCGGGCTTTCCAATAGCCGCCGTACCATGTAGTGAGATCCACCAGCTGCTGCATCTTGGCGATAGGCCAGAACATGCTGCGACCGAATGCCTCCCAGGCTCGACGCTCGATCGTTGGCAGGCCGCCACCGAACTCCTTGAGGATGCCGGCAGCGTCAGTCACGTCCTTGTTGAACGCGAGGTGCTTGCGGTCGTAGCGAACCCTCAGGAACGCGGAGACCTCGATAGCATCCTTCCATGCGCTGAGCGGGTTGCGCAGGATGTAGCCGGCGCCGTAGGCCATCGCCTCGAGGCCGACCATGGCGATCGACTGGGCATAGCCAGTGAGCTGCAGCGCAGCCGTGTAGAGGTTATAGGCCAGCTTGCTCTTGGTGAAGCCGACCCGGGCCCATGCCATCCACCGCTCGAGCTCGTTGTTCGCCGGCAGCTCACCGACCGCAACGTCAGCCAGCCAGAGCTTGAGCTCCTTCAGCGCGACGTGGTTGTTGGTGTTCTGCATGGCGTTGCGGACGCCTGAATCGTTCAGCAGGTTCACGACGAAGTTGACCTCGTCGCCAATCGCTATGTCGCGGGTGATCTCCTTCAGGTGCCGGTCGATGATATGCAGGCCGAGCTGCACCACCATCTTGTGATTCTTGACGCGGTTGTGCGTGGCGCCAGCACGAGTCGACGCGCTGACGTAGGTGCCGTTTGTCATCTGCGAGAAGTGATCCTCGTAGACATCAGCCTCGCCCCGGGCACTGTGCTCGTAGTTGTATTTCAGTGGGTAATAGCCACCGCGGAGCGTGAGCTCCTTGCCGTCTGCCGTGCGAACGACGAACGCTCGAGGCTCGACGCGCTCAGGTGCAATGCCGCGGCGCTGCTTCTCCATCTTCGAGAGGGCTGGCCAATACGAGTCGAGGTAATCCCAGACCGCTTGCACGAACAACCAGTCACGCTCGGTGAGTTTGTCCAGTGCCGCCTGCACCTCAGCCTCGGGGTAGGCCAGCTTGCCGTCGACACGGATGCCGTTGAGCAGGGCCTCGATGTTGCCATCGTTGCCGTGGTTCAGCGCGATCGAGAGCACGTCACTGAGCGACAGAGTCTCTCCGTTGATCGTTGCAAATCCCTTCTTGGGGAACCTGCGCAGCTCGGCGTTGGTGTAGTGGTCCTGATACATTTCGGACACAGCCATGATTGCCTGATGCTGCATCGGCACGAGGCGCTCGACGTTTGCTCGCCTGATCGTGGTGACGATCATTCGCGTGAACGCACCCCAGTCCTGACCGTCGAGGATCCTGGCCATCACGCCCGGGCTGATCCAGTGAGACAGGCCGCTCCTGACTGCCTTCTGCCGGCGCTGCTTTCGGGTTTTCTCACCGATGCCAATGTCCACAATCCTGTTGGCATCGAGGACGGTCTGCGCGAGCTCCGTGGTTGCGTCCTCGAGGACGATCATCTCGCCGTTGACTGGCATCGACAGAGTCTTGTTACCCTGAAACTCCAGCTGCTTGATGATGTCTTTCATGGCCTCGAACTCGTCGACCGTGAGCTCCTGCCAGTTCTTGAACGGTGCCTCGTTGAGGACCACCGTCTCCTTGCCGTTGGCTGCGACCTCGACGTGGTACAGGAACTCAGCGATCGGTGTCACGACGCCGCCGTCATGGATGTCCTGCGCCAGCTGCTGCAGTGCCGCTCGCTTGTTGATCTCCTTGAGCGTCACCTTCTTGAGCTCGATGCCCTCGAGGATGGCCAGGATAGGATCGATCACACCCAGTTTGCCGAGGCGCTGGATCACCCGAGGCTTCGAGAACTTGCTCAGGTAGTTGTTTGTCTTTTGCGCATTCTCTACAGCACGCTGAGCCGCTCGATACATCTCGTGGTTGACGACCTGCTGGCGCTTGTAGACGTAGGCCTTCTCGTAATCGCTGCGAGCTGCGGCCTCGAATGCCTGCCGGCCTGCCTTGCTCTCGGCGGCCAGATACTTGTGAGGCTGCACGTCCATGATGCGCATGGCGCCGATCTTGGCCTTGGCTGCCACCTTGATGAGGGCCATCTCTGCACGCTTCGGCAGGGTGCCCTTGTTCGCTTCGCGGGCCTCCCGGTCGGTGCGCTTGGCCTCCTTCTTGGTGGCGCTGACGATCTTCTGGTCACGCTTTCGCAGTTGCCTGAACCGCCGCATCTCAGCGGCGAGGATGTTACCCCGGCGCTCGTTGTGGACGGCCTTGATCGCCTCGTCGGCAATCGATCCATCCAGCAGCGGATCAGGGAACTGAGCCTGCATGATCTGATCGGTGTTGTAGTCGATCCAGTCCTTCATGGCCGGCGCTTTGACCATGGCCTCGACCAGTGCCTCACCGTCCTTGTAGTGCAACCCTCGAGCTGCCACGTCGACATCGACGCCGCCCTTGACTGAGTACACCCATGGCTTCGGCAGGCGCCTGAGGAAATCCTTGCCGAACTTCTCGACGAGACTGTCCTTGCTGATCTTGAACGCAGAGCCCTGATCGAGCGGCGAGCCGTCAGGCTTTGTGCCGCTGCCGAGTAGCGAGATCGCCTGATAGACCTTGCGAGTGTGAGCCTCCTTCTCGACCTCAGCCCTGACCTTGGCGCGCTCCTCCTTCCACCATGTCATTTTGTCGCGGTTCGCTGCAGCCATGAGCCGCTTGGTCTCGCGCTCGATGGCGTCGTTGTTCTCCTTGAGGATGCTCTCCTTGTAGGCGTCGAACACCTCCTGAGACACACCCATCTGCTCGGCCGTGGAGAATACTGCAGTGAACTCCTGCTGGATCTTGGCCTGCGCAATCTGTGCATCACTGGCCAGCATCCGATCCATGACGTCGCGGATCTCTGGCGTCAGGATGATGCCGTCAGGTGACTCGCCTTTCATGCGGGCCCAGATGTCAGAGAGCCAGCGCCGGAATGCGTTAAACGCTGACTGCAGCTCGACGCTCGGAGCGTTGCCTTCATGCAGGTACTTCTCGAACGACTCAGCCCAGAGCTCGTGATGCTCGCGCGTGATCTCGGCTCGATTCTTGACGCCCAGGTACTCGAGGATCTTCTGGTAGTCGTCGGTGATCTGCTTCGGCGCACCCTTCTGCTCGGCCAGAGATCCCATGATCTCGAGGTACAGGTGGCCGGCCTCGTGCAGGAACGTCGACAGGTCCCGTGAC